AGACTATTGATAGACCCAACTTCATCTTACGCAAAAGCCGCTGCATATGCAATGGGAAGAGCTACAGATGATGTTATTATCGCAGCAGCACTTGGAACAGCTAATACTGGCGTATCAGGTGGAACACCAATATCTTTCCTTCCAGGAAATATCGTTGCAGTAACAGTTGGTGCAGTTGCTAGTTCTACTACTATGAACATTGCTAAATTAGCAGCAGCAAAACAATTACTAGATGCAGGTGATGTTGATCCTTCAATCAAAAGACATATCATTGTATCTCCAAAAGAGATTGCTGATTTGTTAAACAATACTACTGTTACTTCAAGTGACTTTAATACTGTTAAAGCATTAGTACATGGTGAAATTGATAGTTTCATGGGATTCCAATTCCACGTTTCTAACAGACTTACTGCTAATGGTTCTGGTGATACACAATGTATAGCCTTTGCTGAAGATGGTATTTTACTTGCAACTGGTAAAGATGTAACTGCTAAGATAGACGAAAGAGCAGATAAATCTTACGCTACACAAGTGTACTACTGTCAAACAATAGGTGCAACTAGAATGGAAGAAGCGAAAGTTATTTCAATTTTAGCACAATAATAGCTTAATATAAAAAGGAGAAATAATTATGGCTAATTCAATACAATACGCAAAAACAGTTAGTACGCCTTCGGTAAAGTTGGACACTAACGAACTAACAGGAAGAGTAAGAGTAGCTTTTGCTGAATACGAAGCAAGTGCAGAACAATCAACAGTTACCATGTTTACTATACCTAATGGTGCTAGATTGTTATCTGGTGCTGTTTCGCATGATGCACTAGCAGCATCTACTACACTATCAGTAGGCTACGCAGCTTATGTTGATGCGGCAGGTGACGCGGTAGCAGTTGATGTTGACGGATATAAAGCAGCAGCAGCTTCTACAGCAGCAACAAGTTCTGATGCTTTAGTTACTATGGCTCTAGGCAGAAACGCAGTAGTTGATGCTAACGAAGATGGTTTACCAGTTACAGTTACATTGGCAGGTGCTAATGGTACTGGTACTATTCAGTTACAAATGTTTTACGTTTTAGATTAATACAAATTCTTAGGGGGTCTAAGCGAGAGTTGAAACCCCCTAGAGTGCATGAAGCAGATTAAGGATTTAAAACCTGTACTACATTTTAAAAAAGACAATCATGTATATAGGTACGTTTTAGTAGATAGATTCCAGCATGATTCTAAATTTCATTATGGATTTGATATTAAAGAGGAAAAGACAAAAGAAGAAATTTTTGCGTTAGAAAAAGATAGACAAATCAGACGTAAGTATATTATAAGGAAGTAATATGGCATCAGTAGTAGGAATATGTAATGGAGCATTAAATCAACTAGGAGCTTCGACTATACTTTCATTAAACGAAGATTCAAAAAACGCTAGACTTTGCAATGCTAGATATTCAGAAATAAGAGACGCAGTATTTAGATCACACGTTTGGGGTTGTTTACAGGTAAGAATAGAACTTTCATCATCAGTTACAGCACCTGCTTGGGGTTATACTTATAAATATGATCTACCTGGTGATTGTATTAGATTACTTAGAATATTAGATTACGATTCAAATTACAAAGTAGAAGGTAGAAGTATTTTAACTAATAATTCTACTATGAAAATTTTATATATTTCAAGAGTTATTGATCCTAATCAATATGATGAATTATTAAGAGAAACTTTATCAGCAGCATTAGGTGCAGATATTGCTTATGCAATAACATCTAACAATACTACTTCACAAAATATGATTACATCATATCAAGAAAAATTAAGAGACGCTAGATTCGTAGATTCCACAGAAGGATACAATGTAAACCCTGAAAATGGAATGTCGGATGTAATGTCTGCAGACACATTTATTAACTCAAGGTATTAAAAATGGCTAGAGTAGCTGCACAACTTACCAATTTCACAGCAGGTGAATTATCGCCACGTTTAGATGGTAGAAATGATTTAGCAAAATATTCTGCTGGTTGTTCAATAGTAGAAAATATGGTTATCTATCCACATGGAGCTGCTGCACGTAGACCAGGAACACAATATGTTGCTTCAGTAAAAACAGCAGCTAACTCTACAAGATTAATTCCTTTTGAATTTAACACTGAACAAACTTACATATTAGAATTTGGTGATCAATATATAAGATTTTATAGAGACAATGGTCAAATATTATCTGGTGGAACTCCTTACGAAATATCTTCACCTTATTTAACAGCAGAATTATTTGATATTAAATTTGCACAATCTGCTGACGTTATGTATATCACACATCCTAATCATCAAACTAGAAAGTTATCAAGAACAGGTCATACTGCATGGACATTAGATGCTGTATCTTTTACTAATGGACCATTTTCAGATACCAATACAAGTACAACAACTTTTACACCGGCAGCAACCACAGGAACGGGAGTAAATATTACTGCTTCTGCAATAGCCGAAGTTAATGGAGGTTCTGGATTTTTAACAACTGATGTTGGTAGACAATTAAGAATAGGAGAAGGTTACGCAGATATAACAGCTTATACAAGCACAACAGTTGTTGTGGTAACTATTACTACAGCTTTTTCTAGTACAAGTGCTTCAACTGATTGGTCTTTAGGAGCATTTTCTACAACAACAGGTTTTCCAGCAACAGTATCTTTCTTTGAACAAAGATTAGTTTTTGCAGGTACAATTAGTAATCCTCAAACAGTTTATTTTTCTAAGTCTGGAGATTATGAAAACATGGATGCAAACATTGGCGGAACTGTAGCTGATGATGATGCTATTATTTATACTATTGCTTCCAACCAAGTAAACTCAATTCGTTTTTTAACTTCAGCAAGAACTTTAATTGTTGGTACTGCAGGTGGTGAATTTGTTGTATCAGGTGGTGGTGATAACAATGCTGTTACTCCAACAAACATTATGATTAAAAAACAATCTAATCATGGTGCAGCAAATGTAGATGCAATATCAGTTGGTAATGCAACACTGTTTTTACAAAGAGCAAAAAGAAAAATTAGAGAACTAGCTTATAACTTTGATGTAGATGGTTATATTGCTCCAGATTTAACCATACTTGCCGAACACATTACCGAAGGTAATATTGTTGAAATGGCATATCAAGAAGAACCTTTAGCAATCATATGGTGTGTTAGAGGTGATGGTCAATTAATTGCTTTAACTTATCAAAGAGAACAAGAAGTAGTTGCTTGGCACAGACATATTATTGGTGGTGCATTTGGAACTGGTGCTGCAGTAGTGGAAAGTGTTGCGGTAATTCCAACTGAAGATAGTGAGTATGAATTATATATGGTTGTTAAAAGAACAATCAATGGTTCAACAGCAAGATATATAGAATACTTACATACATTTAATTTTACTCAAACAGACAATACAACATTTAATTTTTTAGATTCTCAATTATCTTTAAGTAAATCAGCAACAACTTTAACTGCTGGTATTGATGCTAGTGTAACTACTGTTCCGGTTGCGTCTGTTACTGGAATGAGTGCTTCTGGTAAAATAAAAATAGGTGGAGAAATTATTGCTTACGCTGCAATATCATCTCTTGATTTAACAGGTTGTACTAGAGGTTCGGATATAACTACAGCAACAGCACATTTATCTGGAGCAGTTACAAAAGAAGTAGTAAAAATTATATCTGGCTTAGATCACTTAGAAGGTCAAACAGTTTCAATACTTGCTGATGGTTCTACTCATCCTACAAAAGTTGTGGCAAGTAATCAAATAACTTTAGATAGATTTGCAACAGATGTTAAGGTTGGGTTACAATATACATCATTATTAAAAACAATGAGAATAGATGCCGGTTCTCAAGATGGTACTTCTCAAGGAAAAACTAAAAGAATATTTGAGGTTACTGCCAGACTATTTGAAACAGTTGGTTTAGAAGTTGGACCAGATTTAGATAACATGGAACGAGTACCTTTTAGAACTTCTGCTAATCCTATGGATCAAGGTATTCCACCATTCACAGGAGATAAACAAGTAGAATTTAGAGGAAACTATGATACAGATGGATTTATGATAGTAAGACAAACACAACCCTTACCTTTTACTCTTTTATCATTATACCCAAGATTAATAACTAATGATGGATAATAAATTGAATATAATACCTTACACAAAAGAACATGGACAATTTATTTTATCTTGTCAAATGAATCATAAAATTTTAGAAGCAGATAAAGATTATATAAACTGTGAAGGAGATGCTAAAAATTTAGAACAAGATAATTTAGCTTTTACAGGTATGGTTAATAATAAACCAATATTTGCAGCAGGTATGAAAATAGTTTGGGGTAACGTAGCTGAAGCGTGGCTTATTGCTACTGATGAAATGTGGGAACATCCCATAGGTATTGCCAAAGCAATTAAAAAAGATTTTGCTAGAAATGCAAAAGAACATAATATAAAAAGAGTTCAAACTGCAATTAGAAAAGACTTTAAAGAGGGAATCAAATTTGCTGAATGGTTAGGAATGGAAAGAGAAGGCTTAATGAGAAATTGGGGTTTTGACGGATCAGATCAATATATGTATGCGAGGATTATATAATGGGAGCGCCATCATTATTTACAGGAGCAATGGGTATAGCTCAAATTTCTGCTCAAGGTAAAATTGGTAAAATTAATCAATCAATCGAAGAAAGAAATGCACAAGTTTTAGAAGGTCAATCAGCACAATTAGAATCTAAAAAAGAATTTGACATAGCTCAATTTCAAAAAGATTTCAGACAAATGGAAGGTCAAACTACAGTTGCTCTTGCAAAATCTGGAGTAGAACTTGGAACTGGTAGTGCTTACAATATCAAATTATCAAATGCTTATGAGGCAAAATTACAAGAAAATTTAATTACTTACAATTCTAAGGTTGCTCAAAGTAATAAAATGGAAGAAGCTAACTTTGCAAGAATTAGAGGTACAATGGCAAGAAACAATGCTAGACTAGCACAGATTGGAACAATAGCTAATACAGGTTCACTTTTATATAAGATGAAAAATACATAATGCCAAAAATACCTACATTTAAAGCTAAAGGATCAATAGAACAATTACAAGGTACTACATCTAATATTCAGATGGGTTTAAATAATAACTTAGCAAGTGCTTTATCACCTATAACAGAAGCTGTTGTTGATTTTAAAATAAAAGAAAATGAATTAGAAAATAGAACAGATGCTCTTAAATTAAAAAATGATTATATTTTTGAATCTGATAAAATTACAGATCATATTAATCAAGACCCTTTTCTTTCTACAAATAAAAATGCTGCAAATAAATATTTAAAAGATAACACAACTTTATTAATGGATAAATTTGCTGCACAAGCATCAAATCCAAATTCAGCACGAATGTTTAAAAATAGTGCATTAAATGATGTGTCAAATCAAATTGTTAGTTTGGATAATGATATATCAAATAATATTTTAGTTAAAGCAGATACAACTTATAACCAATCAAGAATAGATATAACCACAAGAGCTTACACAAAAGGTGGAGTTTATAGAGATAATTTAACAACAGATTTACAAGATTTAATTATTAATTCTTATAGCTCTAGGATAACTTCTCCAGAATTACAAAAAATGTTAGCTGATGTTCCTGGTCAAGTTCAAATGTTTGATGGATTTGAAATGGCACAAAAAACTCCTAGAAAATTATTTTATTTTTTAAAAGATGAAAAAAATTTTCCAAATATAACTTTAGAACAAAGACAAAAATTAACAGAAAAAGCATCAGTAGTTATAAGAGAACAGTTAAATACAGAATGGGAAAATTACATGGCAACAATTGATACTGGTTTTCCAGAACCTTATTTTGATATGAAACTTGCACAACAAGTTTTTGGTGAAGAGGTTGGTCAAAAAAT